TCTTTTCAGAATACAAAGCCATGTTGATTAATCCATTGAAGTCATAGGTATTCCCATCGATTACTTGGTCGCTTGTAATGCGGAAAGGAATTACATCATTGATAAATCCAGAATCAAAAAAGTCTTTCAGGATTTTAGCCCCGTTGGCAAATCTGGATGGAGTGCCGGACCATGTTATTTCTGTGGAAAATGGTTGGTCGATTCCATGTGATTCTAACCTTATCGCATTGAACTCAATACCATCCCAGCCAATAGGTTCATCAACTTGAATATTATTTATAAAGAATTTCCAACCTGCCATGTTGCAAAGTTGAATAAAAAAAGCCAAACTTTTCAGAATGGCTTTTGAATGCTAATTTTTCACTTTTAATATTTTAATATCGGTTTTGGATATTCATCTAGCATTGGAGTAAACTTTAAAATTTTTGGTTCTTCTCCTTTTATAAAATAGTTCCAAGTCTTTATTATTAAAGCCATTTTTAATGAAGGAGTCATTTTTCTTAAAGATGTTTTATCTTGCATTAACTTGTTTCTTAGCAAATTAATAGATGAATTTTTAATATCTGAACCAGTTGCCAATTGCTGAAAAAATGAAAAAGCTATTTCAGAATCTAATTCAGAAAATAAAGCGTAAAATCCACCAAAATAAGAAGGCTGCAAAATTTTAGCAAAGTTCATGTACCAATTTCTAGAATGATTGGCTATTCTTTGCCATTTTTCAGGATCTAGATAATATTGTTCCAAAAGTTCAGAATTTGTGCTTTTGTTATTTACTTGACCTTTTGATATTGCATTACTAAGCAAAAGATTATAATGAGCAATTATTGAAGGAATTGAATTGTCATTTTTGACTCCAGCGGCTCTAAAAGTATCACTTGAATTTCTTGAAGAACCAGTATCTAAAACTGAAAAAACCGATTCATCAAGATTAAAAGCAATGTGAAAATTTATACTGCACCCCGAATGAATTATTGCCATCAATCGTTGCTGACCATCTAAAACCCTGCCACTTGAGGCTATCTTTATTGTTTCGGCAGTTGAAGCCTTCCAACGTCCTTCTTTCATTTCCTTTGAGTATAATAAGACTCTTGGAGTTTTTGGCCTTCTATTGGCTATGTTTTGTGCCAAATAATGCTTTGCTAATTCTGGAGTAACCAGCATTTCAATAAATTGTATCATTTTGTTTTTTTGTTATTTGTTTAAAACTTGCAACAAAGTAAAATAAAAAGATTGGATAAAACAAAAAAGCCAGAAATTAATTCTGGCTCTTTCAAAACAAAAAAACAAATGAAAAACAGACTATCGGAGTAGCAACACCGCAAAGATATAATTAATTTTTGAATCTGTTATTCAAAATAGTTGTTGAACGACTTGGAGTTCTTACTTTTTTCATAAACCCTCGTTCATCCAATGAAATCGCAGCCACAGGCATATTCTTTAATCCTGATTCGATATTGGATAGCTTTTCAATTATCCGGCCTCCTGAATCGTTTGTTCGGCTTGTGTTGCCATAAATTAAACTTAACTGCCTTTTATCGTTTATTCCTAATTGATTGTTTGGAATGATTTGGACAGGTTCATCGAATTGGGCTAATGTAGCCACTCCAGGAGTGTAATAAACTTTTCCTGATTGGGTCACTACCTTTTCAGTTCCTTTCTCACCAACTATCGCCCTACCCTTGAATGGCTTTCCTTTTGTTCCTTCGGCAAATTCGGGAAGTGGTTGTGCTAAAACTAATCCTGTTTGAAGTATAACTCCGGCTGTTATTAATCCAAGTAATACAGGATTTTTAATATTTTTAATAATTTCAGGTGCAGCAGCAAAAATGATATTTGCAACCGCTGCTGCTTGATTTGCTCTAAATTCTTTTATTCTATATTCCCTTTCTGCTATTGCTCTTTTTTCATTGATTTCAGCAATCTTTTGTTCATTTCCATCAGCCAATGCAATTTCTTGGTCAAACTGCTTATTCTTTCTTTCCATATCTCTGGCAGCATATTGAGATTGAAGATTAAATAAGCCGTTGGTTGTTTGGACTGCTAGATCAAAGGTTGCTTGAATTATTGCAGCCTTTTCTTCTTCTGCTTTTTGAATTCTTTTATATTCATCTTCTATTGACTTTTTAGAAATCTCTTCAGATTGCTTCATCATTTCTTTAGCATCATCTTGAGATTTGTCCATTGATGCTTTTCTAGCCTTTTGCTTTGCCTCTTCTAATTTCTTTGCAGCTTCAAGTTGTTCTTTGTCATACTTTTCCTCGGCATCTCTAAATCCATCACTTTGTTTTTTAAGTTCAACTTTTACATCATTGCCTTGCTTAACAACAATAGCAGCTTGAAGTTTCGCATTGTTCTCAGCATCTACAACTCCAAGTCCAGCAAACTCTTTAACAATAGCTAATTTTTTCTTTCCAAAGGCTTCCTCATTTCTCAATAGTTTTAAGGTTCTTTCGTCTTCTCTTTCAGTTGTAACCTCAATATTGATGTCAGCAATCCTTTTTTCTATTTCCAAAAGCTTCAATGTGGCATCATATCTGGCTTTTAAAGCTTTGATTTCGGCATCTGTTAGGCCTACTTTTTGTTGTAATGTAGTTGCTGTTGCTTTTTCTCTTAAATTAATTTGTTCTTGAGCAGCAGCTATTCGGCCTTTTGCAGCAGCAATATCCTGATTTGCCGTATCGGCTAGTTTAATTGCATCAACAATTTCTTTTTGACCAAAACCAGTTTCAGCTACCGCCCTAACTGCTTTTCCATATTGTAAAGATTCTTTTGTGTATTTTATTAAATCAGTTTGTGACTTAGCTAGATTATCTTTTTGTTTTGCTACAAATGCAACTAACTGGTCATCTGTTAAACTTAAAACTGTTTTTTGATAAGCTTTGTAAGTTTCTAATTCGGTAACTCCAAACCTTTCTGCATCACTTTTTGCACCTCCAAACAAATCATTTATTTGGTCCATAAAGTCTGCCGTAACAGTTAATGCTTCTGTTAAAACTGGCTTTAATAAAGTCCCTATTTTGTTTAGAAAGTTATCCCAAGCATCGCCAAGATTATTAACTTTTCCTCCTAATGTTTCAGAAATTGCAGCAGATGCCCCACTTACACCATTTAATTCTCCGAGGCTTAAAATATATTCCCTAATAGAAGCATTGTTATTTTTAACCTGTGTTTCTACTCCCTTAAATGTAAATCTTACATTCTCCCCCTCTTTTTGCGCCCTAACTCCAAATTCTTTAAGTCTTTCAAATTCCCCTACCTGTGCATCTATAATCGCTTCAGTTAATTGGTCAAATGATTTTCCGGTAGAAGATGCCAAATCTCCTAATCTTTTCATTTGGTCAATATTCGGCGTAAAACCTTGATTGGCTAATTTTATAAAACTAGCTGTAAGTTCCTGAACTGAAAATGGAGTAGTTTTTGCAAAGTTTTTAATTGCTTCCATTGAAAGCATTGCAGCAGAATTACTACCTAAAGTGTTTTTAAGAACTGCCTGCATCTTTTCAAACTCAGCAGTTACATTAAAAACTGATTGACCAAAGGATTTAATAGCAGAAAGAGCAAAGAATCCAGCCAATAAACCTGCACCGGATTTCGCAATTGAACTAAGATTGTTCATTTCATTGCCAACACCTTTGACCGATTTACTACCTTCTTGCCCAGTTGTTTTTAACTGGTCATTAAGCTTCTTCGTTTCATCAACCGCTTTCTTTTCGGCATCGGTTAATTTATCAAATTCAGTTTTAGTTTTGGCGATTTGGTCGCTTGTAACAACATAATTTACAACTATGTTATTCTGTGAGATAGTAGACAATTTGCACTATTTTTGTTTTTTGATTGCCTCCAGCCAAATAGAATAATCTAAATAAAACTGGTAATAGGAACGTCTGACCAATGACTCATAGCTAACATCCATTCCTTTTGCAAATCTAATTCTTTCTTTATATCCTGACTTAAATTTTCCGAGTTCATCAAAGTAGAATGAAGTTCCATGTTCTTTATGTTCATTACCGCTATTCCTTTCAAACAACTCTGGAAATTCTCTTGTAACCCTTCCGAGGGTTGCAGATATTGATTTTGAGGCAGATTCAAAAAAAAAGTAGAGATGTCATTGTTTGAAGACCAAAACTTTACTTTTTCTAAATTATACTTATGGTCATACCCAAAAGGATCTTCATACTCATCAAAATACTTAACCGTGGCCAGTTTGATTTGAGTGTCTAATCTGATTGATAAGTTTTGAGCCTGCTTCATTGATTCATTCAATACACCTATTTCAAGCATCTTCTTTTCAACCTTCTTCTTTGGGTCAGTTAGGAGTGATTCTATAGCCTCCCAATGCTGTGTCAGCATCGTTGGGTTCATCTGATAGTCCAACTCCCGATAAATCATTTTAGCTGCTTCCATGCGTTCCCATGAAATCATTATATCTTGATTCCAACAGAAATAGTTTTTGTTTCCAGACTTAAAGGCAAATTCAATCTTAGGCCAATGGATTTTGTCGGCATTGCCTAAATATTGGGGCTTATCATTCTGATTCAATGAATCGGTTGAAACAGGCATTGATGAAGTATATCCAGCCGAAGGCGAAACAGACTTCTTTGATTTCTTGAGGAATTGGAACATAATAGAAAAATAAAAATAACCAGGGAGCAAAACAATAAGGGCAGTTGCCTAAAGGGTCAGAAAGGTAGTCAGGGAGTTTATTGATAAGATTGGAATACCATTGCAGGTATGGAACAAATATAATCGCATAGCAAAAGAATTGAGCAAAGAGGGCAGTTGAAGTAGCTTCAAAGATTAGGTTTGTCATTTCTTTACAGGTTTTTTTACAACTGGCCGTTTGACTTTACTCCCACAACTGCACATCTTATTTAGTAATTACTTTTGATTCATGAATTTTGAAGACTCCACACTTTCCGCTGATGGTTAAAAACTCACCATCAATCTTTTTGACGTTACCGGAACAAATTGTCCCGGATGTACGTCTGAATTTTACTATGGTTCCTAAAACAAAGTCCACTAACTGAATGCTGATATTGTTATCGTTTCAACTTCAGACCCATTCTGAAATTCAAACTGAATGCAATTATAATCCATTCCATTCATTGCAACAAAATTAATTAATTGCAAAGTAATGTAATCAAAGAACTGCAAAGAATAAGGACCGCCATAAGAAGAAAAGAAACCATCTGGAAACAATGTCAAATCAATTGTTGCAAAGCCTCCTATGACCTCCGCTTGCTGCTCAAATGCAATCCCCTGACCATTGGCTATCTTTATAACTATATCTTCACTTGTGTAATCAATTGGAACCTGGACCAACATTTCAGAAAAACAAGATTGGAACGGCAAACAAATCTGATAGCACGTTCCGCAATTATTACAACTCATATCTTTTTGAATTTTTACAAAGTTAAGAAATTACAGTTGCATTTTTCTTGCATCAAATTTATCAAGATTATAAGTTGAAGTTATTTCCAGAAAATTCCCATAAATGAAATAACGAAAACAGTCAAGGGCATGGCTCATGTTTGGGTTCTTCTTTTTCCATGGATCTAAGCTAACTGTCCTGTCAACTTTTGCCTCCTTAAAATCAGCTATCAATTCCTTACAGTTTGGAGTTGAAATCCAAAATAGGCATTTCTTGAAGCACATATCAGAAATCAACTTAGTAGCCAAATGTGAAGGGGCAAACCTTAACACCTGCATGTTGATGTCCCGAACCCCCAGAACTGATTGAATCAATTGGAAGTTGCTGATATTGTTTTTGGTTCCTGCCTGCCTGCTGTTTCCTGCCGGGTCACCATTGATAATATAGTTCATACCGGGATAATCCAGCATGATTGATTTGCAAAGTTCTTCAAGGTCACCAACCCGGTAAACCTTTAGGATGTTAATCTTAGCATAATACCCGGCTTCCACACTATTCTTTGAGAATTGAGCAATTACACAGGTATTAGTCACGTTAAAGTCAAAAGATAGGTAAAGGTCCAATCCTGGATGGGCTTTAACGGTGTAGTTCTGGCAATGCTCATCCTGTTTGAAGTTTCTTGCAAATAAGGATTCACGATCCCAAACTCCCCAGTTTCCTTTGGCATAGACCTCGTAAAAGGTTTCATCAACATCTTTCAAAGCCTCCATTCTGTTAGGGTATTCCTTATCGAGAAAAGGCAAGGCATCTAAATAAGTGCCATGAATCCGTTGGATCCTGTTTACCTCATGTTGCGGTGGTTCATCAAAAAATCTTTTTTTAATCCAATGTGAATCGGATACAGGATTAAAGGTCAAAAAGAATCTTTTAACATGTTTTGAGTGACCTCTAAGCCTCAAAGTTACTTGTGTAAAATCTTCAAGAGCCAATTCAGTTGCTTCTTCAATCCAGATGTATTTAGCCTGACTTAAAGACTTCAACTTTTCTGGATTATCGCACCCTAGAAAAACTATTTTATTACTTCCGCATCTTATTTCTAAATATCCATCTAAGGTTCTTACAATTGAATGTAATCCCCATTCCGATATTTTATTTTTAAAGTCCTGATAAACTGAATTACGGAGAGTTGCAGCTACTTTACGAATGACAAAGAAAGTTTGTTCTTGATTTTGGGATTGGTCCATTACCTCCATCAAAAAAAACTGAATCATGGTCTGACTTTTGCCCGAACCTGCCGATCCCCAAAGAATATTGTAAATGTTTGGAGTAATAATCGAGGGTAGATATTTTTTACTCCATAAATTAGGATTACTTAAATCGACACTTGGCACTAATTAGCCTTTGTTTAATTTATTGGTCACTTTCTTCACTATCCAGTTCATCGTTTCTCATTGGCTCTGGTCTGATCACTGTAATGGTTGAACCGGAAATATCAAAGTCTTGCTTTGCCTTTCCATAAGCCCTGTCCAGAAGCAACTCAGCAGCCCTTACATCACCTTTAATAGCTTTGTTGCGTAATGCCATTAGGATAGCTTCCGCAGCACTTTTGCCGTCCTTTTCGTCCCCTAAAACATTGGCTAAAAGTTCCCGAAGTTCGGGGATCTTTTTGGGTCGGCCTTTGGGGTTGCCAGACTGACCTTTGGGTATTTTCTTACCATCATGCGGAAACGCCATTGTTCGTCTGATTTTCGTCTGATTTTAAATATACCTCTCCATTGCGTTTAATGACCAGATTAGGGTCGAGTTTTAGCATCCTATCGACTATAACTTGGCAATATTTCGGGTCTAGTTCCATGCCATAACATTTGCGTTTAAGTTGGTGAGCAGCGACCATTGTAGTGCCGCTGCCTGTGAAACATTCTGCAACTATCCCGTTTTTATTACTTGCTATCTGAATTTCGTTTGAAATAATTTCAAGTGGCTTTATCGTGGGGTGGTCTTT